TGTCCGACCATGCGGAGGATAGAGATGTATTGCACCCCCTACCAGGGGAGAGCAGTGATTCCGCGGAGTCACAAGAAACGTTACGCCAGTCAGCTGACCGCGGTCAGAAGTCTGCGAGTATCTTTCTGCTCAATACGTTGCACCCACAGGCGAGTCCCGAGGGATTCTGCTTGGCCGCCGCGGCGGAGATAAGTGCCAACGTAACATTCCGGATTTCCAGGACTGCGGTCCTGCCGGAACCACGTCGTCCCGCGGGAGACGTGTTGTCCGTTCGAAGTGTTCCATGTTATTCCTCGATCGCGCGCGATCGTAGAGAGGACGAAAGGAACGACCCCGCGGGGTTAGGGCGACTCCACAGAGTGAACCCCTTCGAATGGATTTGGTATACAGTCTTAATCTCCTTAGGTACTTCTAATGTACAGGAGAGTCCGGATCCGCGGATACCGGTAGACTTTTCCGCCACTGAGCGCCTTGACGAAGAGTTATCCCGCGGGAACTTTCTCAACATAAAAGTCAAGGATCGCATAATAGAACCGATGATAAATCGGATCAAGTGGGTGGATATACCAATGGTCGGTATGGCTCTCAAGCTTTTATGCAAGAGATCGAACTTCCGCAACTTTCTCAAATATCGTACCGAGGTGCGTAATGGGAAGAAGCGGGTAGTTGGCAGCAGTTTCGGACTGCGCAACTTTCTAGCCAGGTATTTACTTGGTCTAGAACTTTCGTTCAAGCCACCCCAGAAAGGAGTCGCGACTCCAACCTGGGAAACCGACAGACCGAACCCTTATCGCATGAGGAGATTCCTGCGGGTACTCCACAACGTCGATGGGTTGGTCTTGCAACTGCTATTAGCTTTTCCTGAGTGTAACTGGACGTACTACTTGACGGATTTGATTGCCGTTCAGACGCTAGTTTACTGCTTAATGGACGAGGTCGTCCCCATCTCCGCGGAGGTGGGCGAGATTGATCGTATGTGGTTTAATCGTATTAAGGCCTTTCGAAAGGCCATCAAGTACGAAACACACCTTGATCATGGCGACAAGCGTAATGCAGTTGAGGAGTTGGGAGCAATCCCTGGCCTTCAATGGCTTGGGATATTCGCCGCACAACTTGGAACTTCGCAAAGTATGTTTACCAAGTATAGTGGGCTCATGCTCCAGCAGACCCGCGGGTGCTCAACTCCTGCCGATGCTTTGATTGCTTTGAGCGTGAGGGCATTCACGAGAACAATTACTCAGCCCTCCGTTCCAATCTCTATCCCCTTCGCGAAAACGCTGAAGGAAGTGGTACGTTCGTTGGTGCGCCGACACATACCGGATAGGGACCAATGTCTCAAGGATGCGTTCGCGAACGCGTCCCTTGGTATCTCATCTTCGGCTTGTTTCGAAGAGATGACCAAGGATGGGGGAAAGTACGAATACGCGAGGAGGCTCTTGTTAGCCAATCCTGCGGTGTACCAGATAGACCTGCACACAGGTCTCCCCGCAGCTCCTAGTCCGCGGACAAAGGAAGCTTTTGAGACAGATGCTGACTACCTATTCCACTGGAGCCTAAACAGGCTCATGGACGGCAATTTTAAACATGTGAACATGATGTGTCAGTTCATCATGATTGCTGAACCAGGGAAAGGTCGTGCATTGGTTAAGGCAATCTTTGCGTTTACCATGGGGCTCATGCCTGCTTCTTCCATTCTGTTACAGATTTTGGAGAAGTTTCCCAGCTCGCGCGCGGGCGTGGCGAAAGGCTCACCTGGGTGGGATTTGTATAAGAGGTTGTCGGGAGACATTCCGCAGAACGCCTCTCAATTTTACACTCCACTCACCACCAGGAGCACCATGGATGGTACTGATCTGAGGATCGACTCTGAGGACTGGCGGTCACTCGAGTCTCTTGCAAGCAGCGGTAGCAACGATGAAAGGCGCGCCAATCTTCGTGTCTGCATGCAAAGAAGTACCTTTCGGAAGATTCTGGGTTTTAGCGGCGACTATAAAGAAGCCACTGACCATTCCGATTGGAATATAACCCGAATCATCCTTGGAACCTTCCTTGAAGAACTAAATTTCCCCAAATGGTATGGAAAATTAGTCTTGGAGCTACTACACCATCCGCGGACGGTGAGAATTACGGTCTCCTTCGGAAGTGATTACACAGAGAACATCGAAGATGAGGTTACCTCGGCCCGCGGGCTGTTTATGGGTGACCCCGTTGTTAAGGTGATACTCCACCTTATCAATCTCGTCATGGAAGAACTGTGTAAATGGTTTACAACAAGTTACAACCGTGCAGAGGGCCTGCAATTAGCCCAAGCACTTGAACGAGAGATGTCCTCTGGTGGTCGGAGGTGATGCCCGCGGGCTGAACTCCGACCGCTCCCCGGTACACCGCGGTGACGCCGGGGACATTCCAGGAACTCCACACCTGCCGCGGCGGGTGGGATTTGTCTTCACCGCGGTGTCGACACTGGAAGCGCAGCTTCCCCCGCGGGGGATCCACGCAATGGGCTATACGTAGACCAGATGCAGCGCGCCACTACT